ATTTGGAATCAATTAGAAGAAAAACAAAACAAGGAAATTTAATATGGATAAAAATATAATGTTACATTATTTACGTAATCCATTTAATCATGATGAACACTCATTGCGTGAAGCAAGATTGCAAGCAGCAGATGAACTTGAAAGACTTTATCATATGGAAAAACAATTAAAAGATTTTGTATCAACAATGTGTGATTTTAAAAAAGTCTTGGAGGCAAATAAATGATTAGAAATCATGGTATAGTCCCAAAAGAACCCAAAAGTGCAAAGCATTATTATGCTACTCATCGCCAGCCTAGTAATAAAAATTATTACTTATATGCAGCGATTTATTGTTTTTGCATAGTATTTGTCATTGTAAGTTATTATTATTTTAATTAGTAACTTTTCGTTCACTTATGAACAACGAGACTAAACATTTTATATGAAAGTTTCTAATCAAGAGTTTCTTAAGGCAATCTTTGGAAATGATTTTATCTGGGCTCATGTCACAGATTTTTTTCATGATCCAGGTACTGGGTTTACTGATGAAAGTAAGCGCGCATGGTTAGGAGATTATTATGTTAACAAAATATTACGAAGCTATGCTAATCAATACTTTACGATTAGTTTATTTCATGAAACTGAAGATCAGCTTGCTCGTAGGCGTAAGGAACTTTTCAAGTCAACCCATTGCATAGTTATTGATGATGTTGGAGAAAAGATACCACTAGAGCTTATGCTTGATAAACCTGCACCGAGTTGGATACTTGAAACTTCACCAGGATCTCAGCAGTGGGGTTACATCTTAACTAAGCCATGCAAGGAACGATCAGCAGTTGAGAACTTGTTAACTGGTTTAGTTCATAAGATTTGCCCTGATGGAGTTGATTCTGGTATGCTAGGAGTCACTAGATATGTTAGACTTCCTGAAGGTTATAACACAAAAAAGAGTAAGGTTGCTCTGAATAATGGAAAGATTTTCAAATGCAATTTGATAATTTGGCAGCCAGAAATCAAAATAAGCATTGAAGATTTAGCTGATTCATTTGAAATTGATTTAAGTAAATCTTCTAAATATTCTCAATCAAGTGATTATGATTTCCTTGAAGATCATTATGCTTCACAACATCCTGCCTGGGAAAAGCTTGAAATTAAAAACATTCTTAATGAAGGTCATTATGATATTAGTTGTCCTTGGAGTGATAACCATACTGATCCTTCAGATGATCGTGCTACAGTTTTTATTTTACATGATGGTTATATAAGTTTTAAATGTCATCACGGTCATTGTGAGAAACGTACAGGAAAAGATCTTTTAACTTATTTACAAGAGCAGATTCCTGATTGGGATGAACTTTATTCAGAATATCGAAAAGAACTGATTAAACTTGATCCAGTTAAACCTTGTCCAATTAAATTCAAAGGAAAGTAATAATGAAATATTATATTGATACAGAATTTATTGAATATCCAAATACAATTGATCTTATTTCAATAGGAATAAAATGTGAAGATGGTAGAACTTTCTATGCTGAATCAACTGAATTTGATCTAAGTAAAGCCAGTGATTGGGTAAAAGAAAAGGTTATTTCACATTTATATTTTTATAATAAAGATACTGTTTTAGCAAATTTGCTACTTTCAGATATGGACTTAGTTGTTTTTGCTAATTTAAAAACAATTAAAAATAAGATCATTGAATTTATTGGTAATGATATCCCTGAATTTTGGGGTTATTATGCTGATTATGATTGGGTAGTATTTTGTTGGTTATTTGGATCTATGATTGATTTACCTGAAGGTTGGCCTATGTATTGCAAAGATCTTAAACAATTATTAGATGAATCAGGAAAAGCAGAATTTCCAAAGCCTGTTGATGAACATAATGCTTTATCTGATGCAATCTGGAATGAAAAACTTCATCAATATCTTTTAAAAAATAAAATAAAATTAGATTTAAAAGGAATTAACTAATGAAAATTGATTCAATGCAAGATGAACTTGATTATCCAGATTCATATAAAGATTATAAATCTCTTAATCATTATAAGTTAATTAAAAATAAAATGATAAGTACTAAAGAAGCTAAAAAGATAATGCGAGAGTCAAAGTATGTGCCACCACCTAAGCCATATATCGTAGCGGCTTATGATTCAATTCCACGTAAGAGGAAGCCCATGACAAAACTTGATAGAGCACAAGAGAACTATGATAAAATGACTGATCCATTTTATGAAACGATTAATCTTTGTCCAAATTGTGCTGAAGAATTAATTGGTGATGGAGTTACTGTGGTCATGCATTGCCCATTTGCTGATGAAGATGATTACTTTGATCATGAACCAGATGCTGATCCTGTATACTGCAAGGAAGACTTTAATGCAAAATAAATACAGAAAATATCTTGATGATAATATTACTATTGAAGGTTTTGGTTTACTTAAAGAACTTTTATATAAAGATCTTTTTAGTGCAGCAACTAATCAAATTGATATAGATATAAAAAAGCTTAAAGATAATATCAAGGAATTAAGTAAATTAAAAAAAGATTTAATCAGTGAAATAGAATTAAAAATAGGAACATGAATTTCTCCATGTTCCTATTAGTAATTTACATTGTTTCTTTTATTTCAAAGTATTTCTTTAAGATATTTTCTCGTTGATTTTTTAATTGACCAAGTCTTTCCTGAACATTGGCAGTTGATGGAATCTTTTCCAGCTTATTAATCACTGCCTGATTTCTACTAAGAGCTGCTTGAAAATTCTCCTGTAATTTCATTTGTTTGAATCGATCAACATTTGATTGAATAAACAAACGTTTATCTTGAGAGTTTTCAAGTTGCTTCTTAAACAGCCTAGTATCTTTACTTGCCTTCTTAAACTCCTGCTCATTGATAGACTCTTTTAGTTCACTTCCTCTACCATAATGCCAGTAATAAAGTTTGCCAAGACCTGGGATCGAATCTATGATTCTTGCATGATCAAAATTACTTGTATCTCCTGATACATGATTCTTATAACCTTCAACAATATCTTTGCTTGCAGCATTTGCAAATTTCATCGGAGGAAGAATCTGCTGACTAAGTGCAGATCCGAAACCATCTTTAGTTACTTGCATTCTTAAGAATCTTGAAGCACCTCCCATGGTCAAGAAGTTTTCAATTACATGATCACTGAATTTTGTTTCTCTTCCTAGCAACAAGTCTTTTAATTCATCTGCTCCTGCATTTGCAATTGTAAGCAGGGCCATCAGTTGAATCATGTTTGTCAGGCCCTGAAGTTTCTGCTGTGGATTATCAGACTTAAGGTTATGTACTACCTCTTTTCTGAATACATCAAATTGCTTCAGCGTATAAGTCTTGAGCATATAAAATACTCGGCCATTTCCACTGTTAAGATATTTTTCAGGCATCTCAGAAAGAGCAATCGGCTGAAAGTCAAGCAAGCGCGAATACAGCAACATCTTAACATTTTCAGATGGATTATCTGATAAAATATCTTGAACTACATCAGTAGATTTTTTACCAAAGGTCGGTCTAATTAACTTAACAAGTGCTGCCGGATCTGCTTTTGCCTGAGCTTTAAATTGAGCAAGGGCATTATTAATCAGAACCTCTTTACCAATAGTATCTATCTTCTCAAGAAGAACATACTTAAATACTTTATTAACTGCCTTGCTTAATGTTGTTCCATCAGCAAATTCTTGAGCAATTCTTTCAATTCCTAAGTCTTCTTTAGTTATTTCTGATTTACCTGATATTGCCTTAATAAAATTCTTACCTGTATTAAGGAATCCTTGTGGAGTCCATACTTTGCCTACGTACATTGCCCAAGCTAAATCACCAATCTGCGTGATAGCTGATAGCGGGCTACCCATAGTATCAATATAAGATAAGTTCTTATACGCATTAACTATGCCTGTAGTGCCATGCTCATGAAATCTTGCATCAAGAATATCACGAACCATCTTTTCATCTTTTTTCTCAATGCGTCCATCAACCATCAGGCGATCAATATATGCTCCAATGTTTTCAGTATAATCTCGTTGCAGTTTATATGCATTTAATTTTTCATCAATGATTGTGATACTTTCATTTAAACTGCTGATTCGATCTTTAAGATCAGCAAGTCTTTCAGGATTTTCAGCACGAGCCATATCAGCAAGCTGATTATACTTCAAAAGGTCTGCTTGCTTTTGCTTCTTTGATGATTTAAGATC